TCAATGCTATCGTCAAATTTCCATTCCACAGGCATTGCCCGAGCAAATGGAGTCACACTGGTTATCTTTCCTTTTGGAAACAAATAATAAGCAGACACAAGAGTATTATAGCACGAATGGGTTTTACCATATCGCACAGAATACTCATCACACAAGTTCATTCCCCACTTAATCAACCAATAGGCATTGTGAATACTATCCATTGCCCATTTGGTGCAGGGGTGATTACGAAACGCACCTTTTTCAGTTCTGTAGGGAGTGCCGTCAGTCTTAGGCAGAGTGCCGTAGTTATGACCCCATTTTTCAGATGCCACAATGGAAAGCATCTGGCAGCACTCCAGTGGCATTTTGACAATGTGTTTATCGGGTAGACAAACAGCACTCTCAGCAGGCCAAGGAGACGTTACAAAGATGTTCATCAGAAACAATACTTTCGAACATAGTGTCGAACTTTTTCTGGCTTGTCTTCGAAGTAAAATGCTTCGTGTTCTTTCTGTGTCGCTTTATAAGATCGAGTAATACTCACAGATTTTTTGATATCTTCCATTTTATTCCAAGGAAGAGGCATTGATTTTGCAGAAATACCAATCGGTTCATTACGGTTACAGATCTGTGCGGCGTGAAGTGCTTCGTGAAAGACTGTTTCATTCACATAACGACGCATATCCCAACCACCATTTTTGATGTTCTTGGTGCATACAACAAACTTATTTGGAGTTTGGGCATAACCAAAAACTTGATTATTTTGGCACAGTCCAATATTCTCGTGAATATGAAACTTGGCAGAAATCAAATCACGAATCAGTTGTTGACCCTGTGGGTTCAGATAAAGAAGAAATTCCATCACTTAAAAGTTGAATCAGGTTCCAGAGCAATATAATACTTCAGATTGTACTTGATGTTCGTGAATTGTGACAGAAGTTTAGATGACACAACCACGTCATAGGCACCAGGAATAATCTTGATGTTTTCTACCTTGAAGTTAAACACAAACTCGGAGTCAGTTTCGCCAACTACAATGGCATATTCGTTAGAAGTATCATTCTTCTTATCACGAACCACCAGTTTGATGACACCCGCCTCACCAACGGCAGACAAATCGGGAAGTTGATACACGGCCGCTGCCTTCACCAGTTTTTCTAGAGAAGTGCTATCCAGTTGAAAACACACATCCTCAGAGGGAAGTTGAATGGCTTTATCAGGTGGAGAAACGATTACATTAGGATCGGCATAAAAATACTTCACCCGTCGCTTACCTTCTTTAATACTCAAATACGATTCTTCGGTAAAATCAAGATCTGGATCTTGATGAAGTCCCAGACCATTCAAAAACTGGTTCAGATCATAGATGGCAAATTCACGAGGAAACTCTTCACTAATATCTGCCTCTGCCAAGATATTCTTTGCCACAGAAATCGTGCGAAGTTGAGTTCCCTGTTTTACAAGAATTGAGTTGTTAATACCTGCAAAGTTTTTCAGAAGAGCAAGGGTATTATCAGAGAGCTTCATAGTTTTGTTTTTGAGTTTCATAATCAATAGTTGTAAGTATTAGTGGTGTTCTTATGAAGTCCAGCAAAATGGTAGAGCAAAACGCAATAATGAATCGCTTTTAAAATATCTTGTTTAGACTTACCATTCTTTTTACCAAACCGAGAGAGATACTTAATAGCATTTGAGCGAGTAAATGCTTCTGCATCTCCAATGCTCTCAATCAAATCAAGTGTTTGAGTTTTAGAAGTTTCGGAGGTGTAATGAGAATGATAGGTACTGGAAAGATACTGCTCTACTTCTTTCAGAGTCTTATCTTCCTCATACTTCCAGAAACCATTTTTGTTAGTATCAATACTTTTTGAAAGAGTAGCGTTCCAAGGCATATTTACATTAAATGTAGAGGGTGAAATATGGTCTTCACCAAGTCCACCAGGAAATCTGGAACTAACAATCTCTTTAGAGAGATTTAGAGTTCCTTCGTCCGACCCACTCATATTGAATTTGATCAGATCTTGAGATTGAGCAAAAGGATTTCCAGTTAAACTAAATCCATCATCTTCCCAAAAATCTTGATTTGAAGATGTAGTAAAATCTACATCATTACCACCAGATAATCTAGATCCTGTAAAAGTTACAGGAGTATCATTCGAAAAAGAACTCTTAACTTGATTGTTTGCAAAGTTTTCAGACATTTTGATTCATAGTAAAGGACAAAAAGGAGACACTTTTATCTCCTCATATTCTATCAGGACTGAGGTTCTGCGTCAACAGGAAGTTGAAAATCAGCATCCACCTTGTCATAAAGTTCCAGGAAGGACTGTTTGGTTTCATCATCAAAACGATTCACACATACTTGGATTGCCTTTGCTTTGTCTTGGAAGATGCTGTAAGCACGAACAATATGAACCAAACGGCGAGTGCTGATGATTTCCTCAATACCACCATCATAGAAAGTCTTGCGGATGATGTCAGCCCAGTCCACCAGACGCTTACAAAAGTCAGCATCCTTAACACCAAGTTCTTGGGCAACGCCATCTAGAATCTTTTGTTCAATGGTAGGAGCAGGATAGGACTGCTCAAGGGTAACAGGGAATCGCTCAAGGAATGCTTCGTTCAGAACATTAGTGCCGATGAAGCGTCCATCATCAGATCCCTTTCCTTTGGTATTAGCAGTGGCAATCACATTAAAACCAGCGGCAGGTTTCACAAATCGACCGATCTTCTTCAGAAATACTCCCTTACCTTCCAAAATAGACTGAAGACACAGAATCTTGTTAGATGCAAGGTCAATCTCATCTAGCAACAGCACAGCACCACGCTCCAGTGCTTCAATCACAGGACCATTGTGCCAGACAGTTTCGCCATTCACAAGACGGAAACCGCCAATCAGGTCATCCTCATCAGTCTCAATCGTGATGTTAACACGAACAAGTTCTCGTTTCAGTTGAGCACACGCTTGCTCCACACTGAACGTTTTACCATTACCCGAAAGGCCCGTGATGAACGCAGGGTAAAAGATACGGGACTGAATAATCTTTTTAAGATCGTTAAAGTTACCAAACTTGACGAAGGTATCATCTTTATCAGGAATAAGGTTTTGTTCAATAGCGGGCAGAGCGGCAGGTGCCTTATATGCTTGCTCCATCTTACCAACAACGCTAGGAGTCACTTCTAAGTTCCAACGACCACGAGAAGTCTTATATCCTTCAAGGCGGCGGGTCACAGTCTGATAGTTCAGACCACGAGAAGCACAGAACCCTTTAAGGTCGCCAGAAGTGATTTCAGAACCATAGAGTTCTTTGATACTTTCAATCAGTTGTTGGTCGTTCACAGAGGAGTTGCGAGACATAATCTAGTTAGGTGATTTGTTAACTGAAGTTATTATACAAGAAAAAAGGGAGTCGTGAAACCCCCCGTGTGTCAGTTTGCCGACTGGTTTTTTAGTTTCTCAAAGAACTCTCTGCTGACAATTCTTCCTTTGTATCCAGGATAAAACTTCTCTACTATTGCAGAAACACCCATAGCAGTGATTGCACTGTCACAGATTACACACACCTCTTTGGTGTCGTATTTAACTACGTGTTCTAACGGAAATTTGTATTTCATTTTTATGAATATTCTATCATATTTAAGCGACCAATTCGACAAATTCGCCGAGAATCTTTTTATTCATTTTCTTAGACTTCAGACTCTTGGCAAAAGCAGATTTGATTTGTGCCTTGGAAGCATCTTCTGCAACTTGAAATTCAATATCTTGAGAGAGAATACTAGCAGAAAGACCGAAGTAAGAATGATATCCAGACTTCTTAATCGTAAATGCTTTCTCTTTCTTCCAAGCGTTTAAAGTCTTGATGTATTCTTCCCCATAATATCCACAATAGCGGCGAATAAAGTTACCAGCATCACGACCCTCTAAAACACGAATACCAATGAAGTTGATATCAGTGAACTTATCACGAAGATTGCGAAGCAAAATATCTGTGAACTTATGCCATTCTACATCACAAGAATAAGTGTTTCCTGTCTTACGATCACGCAGAAAGGCATTAGGCCCAATATGAGCGGTTCCCATAAAGGGTTCATTCTCCCAGTGACGCTGAACCTCACGGTGATATTTAACCATACACGCCTCACCATCAGTCAGCACAACACACTGAACTTTCTGCACCCTGTTCTCTTTCTGAAACTTGGGCAGAATCTGATGAAGAGAGATCAGTGCCTCATTTAGAGGTGTTCCAGACAAATTTAGACCAGTGGGAACAGGATAGCGAGTTTGAGTCCAACGACCGAAACAATA